CTGATTGAGATCGATAATCTTATCGAGTTCTTTCTTCGCTTTATTGGCAGCTTGGATCGCTTGCACAGCTTCTAAGGCATCAGTTGAAAGATTGATGCATCTTTCCTCATTGATCACAGGATTGAGCAAGTCACATCCTTTTGATGTCTCAGGCGGGTAATAATCTTCTTCTTCCAATCTGCGATAAAAATCATTCACCTTGTCTTCCAAGACAGCTGCAAAATTGGGATCTCTTTCAAAGAAATAAATATGCGGGCGATTGCCATAGATCACTGAGACTGCATACCACTTAAAATCAGGATCATTGGATGCCATGACTTCAAGATTGCATTTCGCTTGGATCTCATAATAATCAGGACAAATTGATTTATCATCATAGCTGTCTCTGGTGGTCTTATGTTCAATGACACCCTTCCCGGATAAATACAATGTTTCATCATTTGGGGTGATAATGTTGTTATCAGGATCAGTTCTCATGGCTATGGGTTGGTCGCCCATCTCATAGATCCCATCCAAGCTGCAAGCCAGCTTCAGGTCTTTATGAAAGAAAGCGGTACCAAACTTCCATTGAAAAAGCAGATCATTGACTGGCAATCCAGCCAAGGTCAAACAAGTTCGCATCCCAGCCACCTCTGCTTCAGTGCCATATAGCATCTGAGGGGTTATGGTGAGTGGTTCAGGGAATCTGCCATTTAAAGCATTTATTATCTGTTTTAAGATTGTATTCCTCGCATCTGGATCCCAGATATTAAGATTGAATAGATCCTTCATTAGAGATCCAGATAGCCAGTCCCAAGGGGTTAATTTGCCCTCAGCAGCTTCAATGTTATTTATGCTGCCATTGGCGTGGACGTTTTCGTGATAATACCTAGTCATGATCAAAGCTCGATTTCTTCAACTGGTGTGGTAGCGATGACTGCTCTCCAAGGATCAATGGGATCATCTCTATCGAGATATCTAACCAGAGTACAGTCGTAGTGTTCGCCTTCTAGGATTCTTTTTGCGACAGCAACATCTGATTTAACCAGATGCATATTGCCACCATAAGATTTCCAGTCCTGAGAGTCAGGACATTGGTATTTTCTGACGAATATAGTAAGGTACTTATTAGCATTGATTTTTGATCTTTGCATGATTTCTCTCCTTTTTAGAGGGGAAAAAATCAATACAACAACCTAGGCTCCATGGAGTTGTATAATCCAACAAAACTCGAAGCGGTTCTGAACCTATTGAACTTAACGAATTATATATTATACGCATATATATAGCCGAAAATAAGGCGGTTGGGGCATTGATTTGATCCCTGTTTATGGTTGATCGGGGGGTATTCATTGAATCAAATGACACGGATTTAAACGCGTTAAATCCCATCCATGAATTTAGGGATGATGCAGTCATTTGGTGGTATTGAATTGGGTTTTAAAGTTGGCTCTCAGTGCCTCTTTATAGGCTTTAATTTTGGTTTCTTTGAGTTCAAATCTCTTTTTGGACTCTTTATTGGCTTGTGAGATCACATAATGAGCAGCGGAAACCTTGAGGCTCGAATGCAGTCGGCTTTTCTCAATATCGATCAATTGGGCTGCCATGTTTTGGAGTGTTTTGATGTTGTAAATGACATCACTGATGTCCTTGAGCTTGGCATTGTAAATTCGCCCCTCGAACATTTTAATGTGGTGACACTGTTCTTCCCATTCAAAATCGTCATCGTGTTCACACTGGCTGATGTAGGTTTCAAGATCGGGGTCGTTTTGGGGTGGTGTTTGTTTCATGTTCTAAATCCTATGTTGTTCATCTACCCGTGGTCAAGAAGAATTACTGCTAATTTTTTACTGGTAATTTTTTAACAGTGATTTGGAATTTTTTAGCAGTATCTCCCTCATCGCTTTTCAGAACAAGGAGTTTGCTGGATCGTTTGATGCTGCAACAACATCTGAATCACCACTCCATTGCGGGTTTTGTTTGATTTCTTGTGCGATGTATTCTTTGTTTTCTTCTCGATCATAAAACCCCACTGCGCTCAATAAGTAATCCACCGAGTCATCGTCCAAGATGCCTTGCAGCACATGTTGTATGACTCTTCCACTGATTCCGGTCATTCGATTGCCAAAGGCGATGTATTCATCGATGCACTCATTATTTAAAACGTAGAGTGATACGCGGGAGTCTTTTGACCATTTTCGCTTAAGAATGACCTTTTGCTGCACCGCATCGTTTACGACTTGTCTCAGCCGATCGGGTTTAGTTCCAATCGTTGAATTGAGCGATTGATGCAGCACTTGAAACGTGATGTGTTCATCGCCTCTTATTTGCATACCGATTAAGTTATCGAGCAAGCAGCGATGGGTTCTGCCTTTGCTCAGATACCGAACAAAATTGCTGTCAGGCATTTCTTTATGGGCTTGTGCCATGCCGAGTCGAATGGAGGCAATGCCTAAAACTTGCATCGCTTTTTCCTCGGAATCAAATTTGATTTGAGAACGATTGAGCATCTCATCCATGTCTGCTTTTGCTTTCCGTTCTTTGAGTTGCTTGATTGTTTGCATACCTTTGGCAGTGGGCGGTACGGATTCCATGTGTGTATTCCCGTCTAAAAACGGTGTTTTCTTTTTGAAAGCCATCATGATTTTAGCTCCTTTATTTTATTTTTTAGGTTTCTGACAGTCGATGGATGCCACCCTCCTCCATACCGGGATGGAATCTTCTTGCGATTGAGTTCGGTTGCAATGGCAGCCAAGGTGGTGTGACCCTGTTTCTCAATGGCATCGATCTCCGGCTTTAGCATTCGAGCGAATCGAATGAAGTTCTTGCGATGTGCCTTGGCACCGCCCTGACCGGCTTTCTTCAAATCTTCCTCAGAATGCAAGCCAAAGGAATATCTGAGGGTGCCATCCTTGTCCTTGTATCCTGTTTTTTTCATCCGTTTCATCTTCTCGGTCACGGTTTCCGACAAATCGGCTCGGTATTGTGCCGAGATGTGGATCAAGGTATCGATGTCCATGATGCTGGCATGCTTAAGGGTGGTGTCGAAATGCCAGAAGCGAACCCCTTTCGCCCCGGCAGTGATCAACAAAGTTAAGACACTTATATTTCTCAGTCGTTTTCCCATGTTGGCTGCAATGATGTCGGCATTATGCTCGGCTGCATAGGCAATGGCCTTTTCTAATGCTGGCAATGAATATGGGTTTTTGCTTTTTCGCTCCTTAAAATGTTCCTTGAGCCACTTGCACTTCTTGTTGGTTAAATACTTCTCGATCAATGGAATCGAGCGATCTGCGTATGCCAGTGGCACATACAACACAAATGGCTTCCTGTGTTTACCCTTCTTGACTTGAAGGGACTTAATTGCTTCCTTCTTACTCATGTTTCCCCCATGTATTCTTAGCGTTCTATGTATTATGTGCATATATTGTCGACAAATACAACAACCCAAGGTGAGGCAGCCTTAGTTGGCTGCCCTATCTGTTATCTCCGTTTTATTTCTTTTCTAAGCTCATTGGGTGAGATTGGGGCATTGGTCTTTGCTGAAACTAGCCAGTGACCCATTAAACTATTTCCATATTCAACATAAAAAGAATCTGAAGGCACCAGGTCTTCGATTGGAACTTCCCAGACTTCACCGCCATTTAAATCTTTTCCATCGATAAATAATCGAACTCTGCAATATATCCTTTTAACCCTAAGAATTTCGCATGGTATGTTCACCACTATCTTTGAATCGGGTTCGCTATAAAAAGCGGATTGACCTTCTGTTAATTTTAATTTGTTTTCTTTCATTTCGTTCTCCTATAAAAAGGCAGCCTTAATTGACTACCCTTATTGATTCTCGATAGCATTCAAATATCGCCGCTTTCAATGTTGGCTCATTGTGAGTAAATCGATCAGGATGTGGCACTGTGCTTTCAATAGTCCAAGAAACATCCCAATCTCTGCATCGATCATTTCTTTCGATCAATCTTATTACATCTCGATTCTCGAACAGATAAAGTCCATCACTAATTTTTGTGATGTATTTATTTTTAAGTTTTTTTATTAGTTCATTCATTTTTGTTACCTCTGTTGTTCTGCTGCCATGAAGACATCAATGCCTTGCTCGACAATTGCATTTGCTTTATCGGCAAGCTCAATCAACTGATCGTGTGTCAGTGTTCTTTTTACAGCTGCCAAAGCATCTCCATAAGCCAAAGAATTTGGATATTCTTTTTTAAATGTCCAGCTATACATAAGAGTTATGCTTGCGAGTGTTACTGTTTTGTTTTTAAGTTCTTCATTCATTTTTGTTACCTCTGTTGTTCTATTAATGTTCTAAGTCTTGACACATAGATTACACTTGATGACAATAATATACAACAACTAATGGTCATAAATTACGGAGATGTAAATGCCTTTACCAAAACCCGATAAACAAGTACGAATAAATAATGAGTTATACAGCTCATTGGCTGCTGTTGCTGGGATACAGAGGCGCACCATTAAGGGACTCTGTGAGTTGTTATTGGAACGCGGACTCAGGGACGAGCAAAATAAGATTGATTTATATACAGAAGAAAATGACTAATTCGCGCAACAAAGGCGCAACAAAAGAACGATGGGTCGTCAATGCGATGAATGATTATTTCGACAACCATTGCCCTCATCTCAATATCAAAATGACTCGCAATCTCGATCAGACCAGAGATGGCGGTTATGACATTTTGGGTCTGGATGAGTTTGCCATTGAGATCAAACATTATGCCAAAGGATGTCACCACAGAAAGGAATGGTGGGATCAGGTGTGTACCGCAGCAAGCGATCACCAGATTCCTGTATTGATTTATAAATACAACTATCAACCAGAGCGAGTGGTGGTGCCGATTGATTGGTTTTTTGCCACTCAGTTCGAAATCCCAAAGCCTCAACTGAGAGAACATACAGCGGTCATGGAGTTCGAAAGTTTCCTTTGGTTTTTGGTCTGTTACTTGGAGATGAAAAATGAGCAGTGAACTACCAACCCACGATGACTACGACAAATTTCTTGATTTTACACGCTTATACCATGGCGAATACATCTTGGAAAAACAGCGAGGCAATGAAGAACCACTCGGATTATTTGAGTACCTAAACACTCATTTTTTTTGGCTGGTTAAGCAGTTCAAAGATTCACAAAACTTACTAAAACATAACTAAGGAGATAAAAATGGAATATCCAGATATACAAGAACCCAAAGCCAATGCAAATTGGATCAACTACAAGATCATTGAGAATACTTGGTTTAGTGGTGAAGATGAAATCACTTTTGATGATGTCTTATTTCACCCCAGAAGCCTTCTATCGGGGTGGCTGAAGATTGCCCCCGGATTCTATGATTTTCAACCCGATTCCCAATTTGGGATCATCAGTCCAAGACCGAGTTCAGACATGGAATATCAACGAGCTTATCAGGTCGCACTTTGGATCAAAGAAACTGGCACTGTCAGCTGGACTGTCAGCAACATGGGTGGCAGAAAGTCTTTCGAGAATGCCTATCACCTCATTAATAAAGAGATCACTGCCAACTCCGGCATGGTTGCTCACCTAAAGAAAACAGGAGCAATCAAGATCCCTACACAGCAAGGATTTTCCAGAGAGGTTCAATGGGAATTTGTCAAGTGGGTCAACCCGCCTGAAGATTTCATGATTGAGACTGAAGTGGAATCAAGTGGCTTCGACAACGATCCAATTCCCCCAGTTGTTGAAGATGACAACCTACCCTTTTGAACACCGGGTAGGTGCAGAGGGTGTTCAGTG